TACCATATGACCTTCTACTTCATCTTTCCAAGTTTCAAAGAAAGGAGTTAAAGTAGATGTCTCGGAAAGTTCCCAACCTGTTATAGTCGCTTGGTCGTTCGCACCTGCTAAGATATCTAAACAGATTTGAAAGGTATCACTCTCTACTTCGATAGCGTTTGCCCTTTCTTTATCGCATCGGTCAGCAATTGCGATAGTATAAGAATAGCTTATTTGGTTGCCTTCTATAGAACAAGGCTGCGGACTCACCCACATTAAAGGATAAGTAGTCGCACGTTCCATCGATATATCCGAGAAGTCACCATACCCATAATCTTTCAACTGAGTGTGATTACTTGCGAAGTCGCTGAACCATTTGGCTATGTTATTTTTTGTCACCATCTTTTTCTTTTTTCAAAAACACTAAAAGTTTTTCAATGTTCTTTTTATTGTTCCCTCTTTTTTTAACAGTTGCAGTCGTTGTCATTGTCTAAGCAGTAAGGATAGTTTATTCTGGTGTTTGATTTGTTTCTTCTTGCGCTTCCAAGATAAAAACCACTCTTATATTTTGCACTTTTAGACTGAATATCTGAGATATCATTATTCAGTAAATACAAAGGATAAGCAGTAGATTCTTGAACTAAATACTTGGTTAATCTCTTAGCATAGAAGTCAGCTTGACTCTGCCATTTGGCTCTTATCAATTCTAAGTCTTGACTACCTACAGGTTGCTGATTGTCAGAGTTAGCAGTTATCACCGCCTTGTTAGAGATGCGATAGTTAAAAGTGATTATACCATCGGCAATTACTGCATTCATTAAGAAATTAGTAATATAGTCATCAAGTAAAGTAGTGTTTAATGCAGTCAAAGTATTTGCATCTATCTGACCTGCAATTTCTCTGTATAGGTCTGTGCCTAAGAGTTGTTGAAGTTGCATATCTTGAACCATAACGATAGTTTGACTAATCAATTTATCGTCTACGTTGCCTTCTATTATACCATAGGTCTTGATGGTTTGTGCGGATATAAATAATGGAACTAAACTCATTTTCTTCTTACTATTACATTCTGCCAATAATGCCTGCATTGAGGAACATTCACATCTCTTGCAGGGTCGTGATACCAACCGCCTTTATACTTCCATACATCGGTGTTAAAGTCTTGCATATCGTTATTTAAACTATCTATCTCACTTCGTGTGTAAAGTCTTTTAGCTTGTAACATAGAAGCACAAAAGTCTCTATTTTTACTATCTTGTGGGCCTGTATATTTCCACTTGGTTAATAGTTCTATATCTTTAGGCTTAGTAACTTCTTCTACTTCGATTTGTATCTTTCCACCACGCTCAACATATTTAACCGCCAGGGTATTACTCGCCATTAACTTGTCAAGTATTTTATAAACTTGATTCTCGGATATTTTTAATAAACCTGCTAAGTCTTTTACCGATAGTTTTTTATTCTTAGTTAATATGTCTACAATCTTTTCTTCATCGGACTGAACTGCAAACTCATCATATCCGCCTACTTCTAAAACTATTTCAAAGTCGTCTTCGCTTTCGCCTATCTCCATAAACTTTGCTAGGATAGTATCATCTTGGAATTTCATAAAAGCTTTATTGAATGGAGCAGGTGTAGCAGGTGTCGGAGCAAGTACATCTCCCGAAGCGATAGCAGGTAATTTAATAATACTTCTTATTTCATTAGTAGTTAAACTATCTAATATTTTGTTTGCAACTAAAGGACTTGCTGAGTTAATAGTAGTCAGCATATCATCTGTTTTAATTAGCATAGGCTTTTCTAACCCGAGTTTACTGTAAACCATATCTGCAATAGTATCTTGGTCAATTACTTTTAAGATGTCCTCAGTGGTCAATTCTAATCCAATAGGATCAAGTACAATTAACTCCAAAGGTTCGCCACCTATTCCGTAAAGACTTAAAATATAATTTACATCTTCGCACTCTTCTTGTTGTTTAGGCTTAACATAAGTATTACAGAAATGCTCCCAAGCTAAATCAAATTCAGCACGAGTATTACCACCGATGCCGTTAGATTCTTTTATACCGAATAGCAAACCATTAGAGACTCTGTGTGCAACTAATGTCTTTGTCATCACATCTTTACTCAGTTGTTCGTATTGTTTATCTAAATCATTGCTTCTAAGCGACTTTATATCGGGAGGAGTAGTGTTTGGCATTTGGAAATTCATAAGAACCTCACCTGCATTGTCTGTACCTGTAGCTTTCTTTTTAAATGCTCTGTCTATTTCGTTCTGCTCTTCTTCGTTCTCTATCGCACCATTGAAAAAAGTAACCATTGTCCCTGCACTAAAGCCACCTTTTACGTTATTAAGGTGAAAGAATCCACACTCAATGTCAGTTTCAATACTTGTTTTACCTGCTTCGTACTCTGGAAGAGGATAGATATCAGTAGCAGGGTTGTCATCTTTAATGAAAAGAATCTGTTTACCTACCTTATTAGTTACATTAAACGCAGGATATTCCATAGTTCCTTCGGGCATTCTACCATCTGCTAACTTCCATTTAACATTAGCTGACATTTCACGAGTCCAATTCTTACTAACCCAAAAGGTCTTACATTCTTTGTCTGTTCTAACTGTGTTATAAGGTTGTAAAGTAACCGAGATAGGCTTACCCAAAGCACCCCATTCTATTAGATAACACGCACCACCATAAAGAGTCTTTTCAAAGATTTTCTTCTTACTTAATTCATCAAGTGTCTGATAAGAATTAATAGAGTTCATTACCTTCTCCAATTGAATAGTATTACCTACCCAATCCTTTTTAACTTGAAATCCTTTGCCGTAAATATACTTAGCCTTACCACTTACAATCGCATTGTGAATGCCAGAGTTATTGTATAAGTAAGATAAGTAATCAGGATAGTCATTAAACTTTCCATTAGATACATAAGGCTGACCTTTCTGTTCTCTGAATAAAGGTGTTTCATTTGAGTAAAGGGGATATTTACTAAAGGTAATTACTTTACTTTTCATATACTTTCCTTGTTGTGATGTTTTCGTATTCTGCTCTACTTGTCATAGATTTGTCGTATGTCATATATCCACTCTCAACCGTTTCATCGGCTAGTAATGGATTTAAATTTGTTGTTGAAGTTTGAGCGTATACGTTGTAAGTGTATTCATCGCCAATGGTTAAGTTTATCTCACCACTTAAAGGGACTGCTCCACTTGCCTTTACCACGATGGTAAAACGATTGTATCTAAGTGGATACAATGAAGTGTCTGCACAGATGCAATACACTTTATTTAACCCTTGATTATTAATAAACTCAAACAAGTAAGTAGGATTAGTAATAGTAGTTTTCTCGGTGAGAGTTAAATCTACTTTTACATTACTTCCTAATACTAACCTTATCATATTGGTATATGACAATAAGTGTCAAAAGTGCAAAATAAAAAACCCCTTGCTACTATTGTTCACAAGGGGCGATGTTCAATTTTCCAATGCTCACGCAATGAAGGTCTTTATATTAGCAATCTCCTTTACTTGTAATTGCAATTGGTTTAATCAAAGTCTCTAAATGATTATGTGTTTTTAATATTTCGACTGCCTTCTGCATAGCCTCAAATATTTGTGGCTCGGCTAATCCTATTTGACAAAGACAATCAACCTTCTCTGATAAATCTCCTCTAAAGTGAACTCTGTATTCATCTTTATCCATTACAATACATACTGATGTATGTTCTATATCAAAATTACTTTCAAGTAAATCCCAAATAGGTTTGAATCTTTCTTCTAATTCCATACAACAAACTTAAAACACATTTTTGATATAAAAAAATTAATTTTTAACTAAAATAAAAAAGCCACCCTATTAGAGTGGCTTCCTTTATGTTTTAAATAGTTATACTAATGATGTTACGATAACAGAAGAGATGCCGTAAGGATATTCTAATTCATTACCTGTAAAGGTTAAATTAAATCCGTTTAAGCTTGTAGCTTCTTTACCTGTACCTGCCGTTCCTGTAGTTAAATCTAAACCTTTAGAACTGCCGTACAATGAGTATAAACCGTTGTTATCTTTAACGATGAACATCAAAGGTTTTTGAGCCAATATGCGCAATTCATTTCTCTTAGCAATATCAAAAGAGTCAAGTTGAATTTGAACTGAGTGCATAATATAACCAGAACCTGTTGCTACATCACCGCCATTATCTGCTTTCGCTTCAGATGTATGTTTGCGTAATTTGTAGTTATAAAACTTCTTACCACCTGTCATCGCCATAGTGGTGACTGAGCCACCACTTACTGCGAATGTTGAAGTATTCAAAGCCTCTAACTCACCTACCCAAATTTCATCTACACCCCCAAGTGATTTTCTACAATCAAGGGTAAATCCATTTCCGATTAGACAAGTTGCCATAGCTTATTATACAAGTTTAAATACTACGATTTCGTTTAAGAATTTCACTTGAGTACCTTCTTTGAAGTGAATATCAACCATCAATGTTTTGGTGATTGGATTTTCTCTTACATCAAAGTAATCTTCATCAGACTCAAGGTCAGTACCGATAACGAAGTTAGAATCTCTGCTCAAGTAGATACGTTGTTCAGCTGCGAATGCTGTAGTACCTGATGCGTTCAAAGGATCTAAACCATAAAGACAAGTAACTTTATAACCTGCACCTGGCAATGTGATAACACCACTCTGATAAGGAGAAGCACTTACACCATCGTAATGGAACATATTAGCATTTTTCAAAGCTAACACTAACAAGTCAAACACTACGCTATCGCAATAGAATGACAAATCAGATTTACGCTTTAATTTAGCAGGTAACAATGCCCACATACCATCGAATATACCGATTACGTTAGCAGCAGTAATACCTGTAGCTTTAGTGATTGCATTAGGGTTTCCGTTGATTGTAGAAGCAGAACCTGCATCAATGATAGAGATAAATCCATCATATTGGATTAAGTTCAAACCACCACCGCCACCGATTTTAGACTTCCATAAAGCAGTTTCTTTAGCTTCAATCATTTTGTTAGTGATTAAAGCCATCAAGTCTTGCTCGAAAGTGATGTAGTCATAGTTACTACCTGCTTTCAATGCACGCTCAGTCCAAAATCCTTCAAGGTCTCTTGAACAAAACTCTTGCTGAATTTTGATTTTACCTACTGTCAAAGTTCTTTTAGAGAAAGTAGTAGTAGCTGAAGCGTTGAATGCACAACCACTATCTGTTTGATAGAATAAGTCGTTCTCAATGTAATGTAATTCTTCAGATGATTTAATACCTGGCATTACTTGGAAGAGTCCACCTGTTTTACCTTCAAAGAAGGAGCGAGTTAACAAGGTAAGCGATTGGTCGTTAACGACTGCAGGTAGACCAGCAGTATCGTATGCAAATTTTCTTAATAGCATATTTTTATTTTGTTTTTATTTGTTCTTTGATTTCTAAAAATTTACTGAATGCTTGTGCTTTCTTTTGTGCGTAAACATTCTTTGGGTCAGCCTTTGGCTCTGGTGCAGGTGCTTTAATTTCTGTCATCAATTCTAATGACTCAACTACTGCTTGAAATGAAGCTTTGTTGCTTTCGATTAATGCGTTGATAGTTTCGTTCTGAGCATCAATTACTTTTTTAAACTCATTGGCTTGAGTCGTTAATGAAGATTGGATAAGTGCTTCGATTTTCTCTGCGCTCATAACTTCTTCTTCTTCTACTGCTTCAACCATAGTATCAGCAATTTCAGTAATTACACCATCGGCAACAGTAATAGTCTTACCACCTTCAATAGCGTGTTCGCCATTTGGAGCAGGTACTTCACCTTCAGCAGTTACTAAAGTGATAGCAGAACCTACCTCGATAGTTCCGTTTAATTCAGCAGAACCATCTGCAAGTTTCACGAACACAATAGGTTCGGGTTGGGCAATAGTAAATACTGCTCTTAGTTTATCGGTCATTTCTTTACCGATTACTTTTTCTAA